TTGAACTCTGCAAATAGTCCTATCGTTCAGACAAGCAACACAAGTTTATGTTTAAAAGATGGTGATGGTAATGATTGTAATGCTAGATTTACTATTACTGATATTCTTCCTACAACTACAACTACAAACATTGCAGGATATTGGAGTGATGAGGGGAACAAATATGCTGTATGGACTAATCCTGCAGTCTGCACACTCCCATTCTTAACTCAGAACGTAACTTATAAGATTCCTATTGCTGAGGCAGATACTTATGGATTTACATTTGGGTGTGATGATAACGCTACATTGACCCTAGGAGACTCTGGAACACCCCTTATCACTGCTGTAGGGGGAATCTTTGCAGGTGGATCTTACAACAGGTACATTACTCCTTACTGTAAGTTGCACAAACTCCGCAGCAGGTTTTGTAGATGGGGATGGTAACCCAACTGGTCTTGCTTACAGTTGGCAAAGAAATCCTGGTGGATGGTATATTAAAATGTGTAAGGGTGGTAACTGCACATCTGGAACTAACATTGCATGGGTGCCTTCAGGTCCTCATCCTTTGTGGTCTTCCTTCATGAATACCTATGCAGTATTCCCTAGCAATCAAGATCCATTATTAGATTCTGCTCAGACAGCAACTTGGAATATAAATATTCCTACGACAGGTAATTATGAATTTGAATGTCAAGCGGATAACACTGCTACATTCAGTCTTGATGGCACACAAATAGCAACATCAAGTTCATTTACATCTAGTACTACTACCAC